AGCTTGGGACAATAGCGAAGCCCACGCTGCCATTGTCAAGAAGGCAACCAAGTCCGACGGTAGCCTGGACACCGCGTTCCTCAAGTCGGTTCACTTCTGGTATGACCCCGACCACGACGATACGCTCGACGGCTACAAACTGCTCTTCTGTGACGTAGTTGGCGGCGAAGTACAAGCCGTGCCAAAGGCTGTACAGGCATGTACAGGCAGCCACGGTATACAGGCGATGTCTGGTCTGTCCAGCGGCGATGAGTCGGGGATCAAGTCCAAGATCAAAACGTACTACGGGCGCATTGCCAAAGCCGAGGACAATCCCGACCTGGCTAAAGTGCCGTGGGAAGCTGACGACAGCAAACGTAACAGCCTGGCGGATCGGCTGGAGCTAAAGCAGTTGACGGGCTTGGCAGCGCTAACGCAGTGTGCCATTGCCACTGACAACACAGCCGACAGCCTGGCGGGCGTGATTGACGTGTTGGCGGCGTCGTGCGGGCTGGCGCTGGATGACGGCGCAGCCCTCGCCAAGCCGCAAGCGCCTGTAGCGGCGCTGTTAGCGGGCGTTCCAGGATTAGAAGACGCCGTGAAAGCCGTGTTAACGTCATATATGGAGTTCAGCGACCAGACTGATGCGCTCCTAGATGTCTTGGGGCTGCCAGACAATAACGCAGGTTACGACGGCGACGCCAGCTACATCAGCGGCTACGGGTATATGGCAGCGTTGCGTAGTGCGTTCGAGAGCAAGGTTGGTAAGCAGTTGAGTTCTACCAACCGTGAACGGCTCGCCGCTCATGCCAGCGCCCTCCAGTCGCAAGTTGATGAGGTGAAGTCTATCCTTAAGGACAACGACAGTCCCCTCAAAGACGAGAACGACCAGGGCGCTGACTATGGCGACTACATTGCCAGCGGCAAGCATAACCAGCCGTCTGGCAAAGCACGGCGGAGGGACTCGGACGGCACTCGCACCACTCCCTCAGGCGAGACAGACCCGGATGCAGCCCAACTGCTTTCCACACTGTCCGCTATGGAGAATGATGTCGCACAGCAGTCACTTGATCGGCTGTTGAACTAGCGGCGTGTTGCAGGAGGGAGTTTGTTATGGATCTCAAGGAGATCAACGACAAGATCCAAACTGCCTGGGACTCAATGAAGAAGACCATTGAGGAGCAGGCAGCCGAGATCAAGTCCAGCGGCGAGGCGCGAGCCGAGCTAACCGCCAAACTGGCGAAGCAAGAGACGGCGATCCAGGGCTTTGAGACCGAACTCAAGTCGCTGCAAGTGGTAGCACAGCGCCCCATGCTGGACTACACTGACACGGAGCAGAAGCGCTCGCGCTACCGCAGCGACCAACACCGCCAGCTTTCCGAGTTGTACTGGAAAGCCATGCGGCGCGGTATCGAGCGCCTGCCCGACGACGAGAAGAAGGAAGTGGACAGCCACTTCAATACGCAGCGCCTGATGCACATGGACGCCAGCGAGCGCAAGAGCCTCAAGGTGTTCATTGACGCCGAGACAAAGGCGCTGTCCGTTGGTGACGAGACGGCTGGCGGCTACCTGGCTCCGCCCGAGCTGGTTCAGGACATCATCAAAGGTGTCCAGTTGATCAGCCCGATCCGCCCGCTGGCACAAGTGCGGCAGACGTCGCGCCGATCAGTGCAGTATCCCATTCGTAGCGGCGTGTTTGCCGCCAAGTGGGTTGCTGAGACTGGGACGCGCTCGGAGACCGCTGGTCTGACGTATGCGCTCGAGGAGATTCCAAACCACGAGATGTACGCCGACGTGCTCGTTTCCGACCAGGATCTTGAGGATGCGGTGTTCAACCTCGAGCAGGAAATCCTGGACAACTGCACTGAGCAGTTTGCCAAGGCAGAAGGCGCAGCGTTCGTCAGTGGCACGGGCCAGGGCCAGCCGGAAGGCATCCTCACCAACGCCAGCATCAGCTCTGACACACAGGCGGGTAGCGCCACGGGCAACGTGACCGCCGCTGGGCTGATCGCCATCTGGGGCAACCTGAAGACGGTCTACAGCAAGCAAGCCACTTGGCTGATGAACCGCGCCACCATCGCCCAGATCCGCGGACTCACCGACTCGCAGGGTCGCTTCCTGTGGGAGCCAGGGTTGGCCGACGGTACGCCGCCCAACCTGCTTGGCAGCCCCTACATCGAAGTCCCCGACATGCCGTCCACGCCTAGCGCCACGGGTACCACGTTCCCCATCTTGTATGGCAACATCAAGCGGGGATATCTGGTCGTGGATCGCATCAACGTGGTCGTGCGTCGCCTGCAAGAGAAGTACGCCGAAAGTGGCCAGATTGCTTACCTTGTGCGCAAGCGCGTTGGCGGGCAAGTCGTGCTTCCTGAGGCGATCCGCAAGCTCGGAGCCGTCCACTCGTAGTCGTCAGAGTGTAATTACACTGGCACTACACGTATCGTCATGTGACGCGCTGAGGACGAAATCTGGCGTTGCGGCGCGTCACAGGTACAAACACACATTCAGTCTCCGCACTGACCTCTGGCGTCAAGAGCTTGCTTTGAGTCCAGGCTGATTGCGACTTTGCGAATCACTGATTTTCGCCTCAAAGCAGAGTAGCGGCGTAATCGTGTTGTTGCGCCATACAACCGTCGGAGATCACATAATACACTGGGAGTGTAAAATGGCAGACGAACCCGAGCAGGAAGAAGCCAGCGCAAGCGCTGCGCCCGACGCCTCGGAACAGGCGAGCGAAGAAGTCGAGCAGCCCTCTGAGCAACCCGCCGAAGAGCCAGAAGTGGATCCGGTGGAACAGGCGCACGCCGATCATGCGAAGGCGCACGGGCTGGAGCCAGGCGCCGACTACGCCGTTAGCCAGCATGGCGAGCCAGTGCCATTCGTCGGTACGTTGGTTGGCACAAACGACCTCGGCGTGCTGATCCGCGCCTGGGGAGGCAAGCTGGCCAGCTTTCACCCGTGGGCCAGCGTGAAGTCCCTCATCCATCAGTAGGCGTACAACGCCACACTGGCAACGGACGCGGTTGCCAGCAAGCCGTATGGGCGTGTGTGCTCGCACGTCACAGCAGTAGTGAGGAGCAACCCGATGAACCAACAACCCGCCACGCCAGCGCAGCGCCTAGCCGCGTTGGAACAGGTCGCCGCCAATGCGCGGCTCCTGCTTGACAGACTGGCGGCAATGGAACAAAGCGGGGCGCTCAGTAATGTCGCTGCCGAAGCGCTAGCCGACTGGGCTACACGCTTGGCGGCGTCACTGCAAGCCGTCCCGGCGTTGCCGCCGACGGAGCAGGAGGAATAGGCCATGTGGGATCTTGTCCATCGCCTGTCGGTTGTACAGTCAACCGCCAGCGCCGCTGTCACCAGTGGCAACGCCACGACCAACGGCACAGGCGTCAGCATCGCCGGATACGAGAGCATCTGCGCTTTGCTGCGCCTCAGCGCCCGTACTGACGGCACGTACACGCCAAAGATCCAGCTCAGCGCTGACAACGTCACGTTCTACGACATGGACGCGGCTGGCTACATCGGCGGCGTTGCGCCAGGCGCGGTCAACGCCGTAGGCGACACGCTCATCGGCGTGGCACAGGTCACCAGCGCGGCTGCCAAAGCAGCGGGAGTTGACAACACGGCGCTGATCTACGGGCGTGTGTGCGTGACGCAGGCTGGCGGCACGACAGGCGCGACCTTCCAGACTGATTTCATTCTGGGACACGCGCGTCATAGCGGCGTGGCGGTCTAGCACGCTAACAGCGGACTAAGGAGAGTTGCTATGTTTAGTCAAATCTGGCGCAGGCGAGACGCTAGCTCGTTTGGCGAGTTCGCGACCAACCATACCCAACTCACCTTAGTCACGCCGCCAGCCGTTGAACCTGTCAACCTCACACTGCTTAAGCAACAGACGCGCATCCCCTACAATGACGGCGACGCCATCCTAACGTTCTACATCAGCGCAGCGCGCGAGGTAGTAGAAACCTACCTGCGCCGCGCGCTCATCACGCAAACGTGGGACTTGACGTTGGACTGGGGGCCAGCGTGGGTCGAGTTGCCACGCCCGCCACTGCAAAGCATTACAGGCGTGTACACGACCAGCCTGGACAACGTTGAGTCGGTTGTGCCAAGCAGTGTGTACATCGTCAACACCAACACCAACCTTGTCGGGTTGAACATTGGCAACGTGTGGCCATTGCATCGTGGCAAAGCGGGCTTCAGAGTTCGCTACGTGGCAGGCTACGGCGACACGCCCGACACCATCCCGTTCGAGATTCGACGCATCATCCTGGCGGTTGCTACCACAATGGACAATACCCGCGACGCGGCTATCCTCACGGTTGATCAGCAGGCACAGCTACGCCCGTATCGGCTGGAAGGCGAGATGCGTATGTCAAAGGGTATGGCACGAGAGGATCTACTGGCATGAGCTTTAGTGTTGG